AAAGCGTCAGCGATGTTTTCAAACCCGGTCGATTCCGTTGAGGTCATGACCACAGCGGCGCAGAACCTCCTGCGCCCTTACCGCAGATGAGATGGCAGACGTACACCGCATAGGAGAGATGGACACCCTTGTCGAGATACAGGAGGGCGAGGTGGTGCGTGGTGACCAAGGACAGAAGTCCTATCAGTACACGCATCATTCCGACGTCTACGCCCGCATCGAGCGTGACACGGAGGAAACCATTTCGATGGGCAATCTGGAGGAGGGTCACACCTTGCGCCTCACGATGTACAAGATTCCCGCCTTGACCACCCGCTGGCGTGTGCTGGTGGGCGGCAAGCCCTACGGGATCACATCCGTAGACCCGGTGAGCAGGATCTCCCCGGTGTGCGTACTGACAGTCGGGGCGATAGATGCATAGGTCATGGCGGGGGCGTATTTCAAAGTGGAGGGGTTGGCGGAGATCATGCGGGATCTCGGCCGGGCGCCGGACGAGCATATGAAGGCGGCGAAGAAGGCGGCGAAGAAGGCGGCATCCGCCGTCCAGCGGAAGATCCGGCCGGGCATCCCGCCAAACTGGCGTGTCTTGCTGAAAAACAAGGTCAAAAAGTCCATGTACGGGAACCTCTTCGCCGATGTCGGCCTGTACAATGTCGCCACAGCCACTACAAGGCGCCGGAAGATCGACGCAAATTTTGAGTGGTTCAAGGCCTACTGGGCGAACTACGGAACCCTCCAGCGCCGTGACCCCTCGCACAAATTCAAGTATCCGGTCAGGCCGTCCGGCTCCGCAGCCGGGCAAAGGCGACGCAACAACGTCGGCCAGCGGCATCAGAATTTTTTCGAAAAGGCCGAAACCGGAGCGGATGAAACATACCTGGAGGCCTTCGTGGAATCGATGAGAGAACAGGGATATGATGTAGGCAAAGGATGATGACAGAACAGATCGGGCATAAGATTACGGAACTGGTAGATCCCATCGTGCCGCTCTCTTTATACGAAGCGGAAACGGAGGAATACCCCTACGCATACTACATCAACACCCCGGTTCGCCACCGCACCAAGGACGGGGACGTATACAAGATCACCTCCGATGTTGTCATCTCGGTCGTCAGCAAATCTTTCGACCAGGCGGACGACATCAGCAACCAGATTGCGGATGCGATCGAGAGCGGGATGGCCGGGGACGGCTTCCGTGGCGAACTGGTATCGGTGGAGCGAACCTGCTATGAAGGCGTGTGGACGATAGACAACACGTTTGCTGTCAAGCAGATGCAATAAGAAAAAATTATAAACCTATAAAAAACTTGAACTATGGCAGTAATAGAAGGCTACAATATCGCCTTGAAAATCAATTCAAAGACCCTGCTGGGTCGCACGAAGGAGGACTTCAACCTCAGCGCCGTCACCAAGTCTTCCATCACCAAGGACGATAACGGGAACCCCGCCGAAAGGGTCACGGGTCACGAAGCGACCTTTGCCGTGACGGCTCTCTTCTCGTTGGATTCCACCGGCACGAAGCACGACCGTGACGACATCTTCGCCCTCGCCATGGCGGTCGGTACGAATGCGGTGATCCCGTTTTCGTACGAAGCCGGGAGCGGAACGGACGTGGGCAAGACCTTGTCCGGCAACTGCGTCATCACCTCCTACTCTGAGAGTTCCTCCGCCGACGGCGATTCGACCGTCACGGTGAACCTCAAGACGACCGGAACCCTCACCCTCACCTAATCCGCCTCCGATATGAAGGATTATATCACGTTAGGAGGAAGAAAAGTCCGGGTAGAGTGCAACTGGAACGCCGTCATCGCATTCCTCGCCGCAAAAGGCACGGACACGCTGGCCGGGTTGTCGGAGTTCGGGAAACTCAACCCCTCCGACATAGCGCCCTTGTTCGCCGCCTGCGTCAATGAAGGCGAGCGGCTGGACGGAAGGGACAGCGCCCTCACGGCGACCGAAGTCGGGGAAGCGGCCACCTTGTCGGAGATCACGGACTTCATCGGGGTCTACGCCCGCCAGGTCGACCCGAAGGTCACGGAGCCGGAAAGCGAGAAAAAAAAAGGCCGTCCGAAGGACTGACCAACATCCCGCCCCTCCAGATAGGCGACATCCGGGGCTGGGCGGTCGGGCTGCTGGGCATCCGCCTTCCGGACTTCCTCCTGCTCCGGGTCGGGGAGTTCTGGGAGGCGATGGCCGCATACAGGAGAGAGAAGGAACTCGACCGCCGCCACATGGGCGAACTGGCAAGGGGTGCCGCCCTCCGGATATTCAACATCCAGCTCGCCCCGAAAGACCGGGTAAGCGACCCGGCGCAGTTCTGGCTGATGCCGTGGGATGATGAAAAAGAAGCGCCGGACGCAACCTTGCAGATGATGACAGAGGAAGAAAGGAGAGAGAACGCAAAGGAATTTCTGAAACGAATCAACTGGGAATAGATGGCCGAGAAGAAATTGAAATACACGGCGATGCTGGACACCGCCCCCTTTGATAAAGGCACAAAGCAGATCAAACAGGGGATGCGTGACATGGAAGGCATCGGTCAGAACGCCCTCGGCAAGATCGGGGACGCTCTGGGGGTGAACGTCGGCCAACTGGAGAAGGTCTCGTCAGCCGTCAACGGCGTGACGGGCAAACTCGCATCGATGGGCGAATCCGGAGCCGGGTCGCTCGGAAAGATCGCCGCATCCTGCACCGGGGTCGCCGGGGCGCTGGCGGGGATCGGGATCGGGGCGGTCATTGTAGCGTTCAAGGCGCTCAATGCAGAAGCGGAGAATTTCAAAACCCGTATGGACGGCATCAATATCGCCGCCGCCGGGAAGGCGTACCGCGACACCTACACGCAGATAATGCATGATTTGAACAGGGAGACCGGGAAGTTCTGGGCGGAGAAAACAGAGGAAGTCAGTAATGCGATAACTAGAGGGTTTTCAAATACGAAGCAGTTCTTTATGTCCGGTGCAGTGCTCGATGTCCTTCCGGGAGCCGGGCTGATCACTGGCGGTGCGCTGATCAATGAATGGAGATTGGATAAGAAAACGGCGAGAGTGGGTGCTGAACGTTCTGCGGAGATCGAATCGAGGCTTGTAGACATAGAGAAGGAATTGATGGCCTTGGAGCCCCGCCTGGCGCAGTTGAGAGTGGAAAGGCTTGAGATGGACATTGAATCCCGTTTACACTTGAACTCGGCAGTTGAACGGCAGGAAGCCTTCAACGCCGCAATGGAAAAGAATAACGAGATTTATGAACTACAGATCGGTCTTATAAAAGAAAGGGCTGCACTTTATAAAGAGCAAGACGACCTCGCAGAATCTACAACGGAAGAAGTCCGGAAGGGGTATCAACTTGAATCAGAAGTATTTGAATTACAGAGGGACAGGGATCAGTTTGAGAAATCCCTCATGCGGAATCAGAAGACAATTGCCAATCTCGCCGAAGCGGAAGCAAAAGAAAGACAGAAGTCCGCCGAAGCGGTCAAGAAGGTGACCAGTTTGCAGGAAATCACGCTTGCGCAGGCAAAGCAGATGGTTCTTGCGGAGCAGGAGGTGGCACGTGTGCGCAAACAGAACGCCGCTCAAATGGAAAGGGCAAGGCAGGAACTTGCAGGGGGCGTGCTGGAAAGAGTGGATATATCCACCATAATCCCGCAATTGGACATGGCAGGATTCGCCACGATAGAACAAGAGGTTTCCATCGTTCCACGTCTGGATGAAGAAGCGGCGCAGAAGACCGTCCTTGACCTATCCAACATCGTTGAGGGCGGGATCAACACGCTCGGCGAGTCGATAGGCGGCCTTATCGGCGACCTCGTGACCGGTGGCGACGCATGGGGCAACTTCGCTTCGTCGGCACTTGCCGCATTCGCCGACATGGCGATAGCCGTAGGCCGGATAGCCATTGCCGCCGGGATGGCCACGGAAGCCGTCAAGGCATCGCTGGAGACCCTCGGAGGATGGGGGGCGATAGCAGCCGGGGTGGCGCTGGTGGCGCTCGGCACCGCCGTCAAGGCCGGGATACAGAACGTCGCAGCGGGGAACTACTCCGCAGGGGCGAGCGTGGCGAACAGCGCCTACCGCAGCGCCTCGGTGGTGAGCAGCCCCGACATGCAGCGGCAGGCGATGAACATCGAAGTCACCGGGACGCTGGAAGCGAGAGGGGATGCCCTCGTGGCGGTCATCGACAACAACCGTAAGAAACGATTAGCGATAACGTAAGATATGCCGGAACCGATATACCTCAAAGACAGCGGCGGCAACTACCTGCTGACCTCGGACGGAGACTACATCACCGTAGGCTCATACGAGACCTATGCGGTCAAGTACTGGTTCGAGTTCGTTTCCCAGCGTGGGCAGGAGTGGCGCATCGACATCAAGCAGAGGGGGTATGTAGGGGATTCAGTCAAAGGAAGGCAGGGCGCAGCCCCGGCCTATTCCGTCAGGCGCAACGGGCGCATCTTCGGAACGTCGCTTTCACTCACCCTCGAAGCCGAGACCGAAGGGATGTACATGGACATAGCGGCATCGGAGTACAAGGAGTTTATGGTTGAGGTGTACCAAGTCCCGTCCGGTCGCAGATTCTGGAAGGGATTCATCATCCCGGAGGAGTATTCCACGCAGGAGCGTGCCGCACCATACGACATCGCCTTTACGGCGTCGGACTGTATAGCGGATCTGAAAGATTACAAGTTTGAGCCGTGCGGAAGGCGCACCATCCTCAACCATCTTCTTTCCCTCCTTGCCCCGACCGGGCAGGAAGGGGTGGACATGGAGATCCTGCTGACAAGCGCCCTTGAAAGCAACCTCGACAACAACCCGGACAATTTCGCTGAAAACCGCATCGACATTGACCATCTTGCGGACAAGTCCTATTACGACGTGCTGCAGTCGCTGCTGGAGACCTTCAACGCAACGATTCAGTTTTCCGGCAGCCGCTTCCACGTCATTCGTGACATCGACATCGACGCTCAGGATGGTTCCGTCCGTGAGGAGGTGGCCGGGAGGGGCGTGGGAACCGACATCATCCCCCCGGTGTTCGGATCGATGAACCATCGGCAGATCTGGCCGATCGGGGTGCTGACCTCCACGATGGAGCCGCCCCGGAAGTCCGTTACCGTCACCGCACCGAACGAATACATTGAGGTCAAGGACAAGATATTGCTTTCCGGCACGGTGTCGGACGGGGTCGCCACTCTGGCGCCCGGCGCAACCCTTTCGTTCGCATTCCGCACGGATATGCCCGCACCGCATCCGAT